CCCTCACGGGGGCCCTCTGTCACCAACCACCAACTTTAGGAGTTAATCCATGTATTCCAGTTCGGCTAAGAAAGCTAAGCATTTCAGAACCAAAATGGACCGCACGGAGGGGTTCAAGCGTAAGCTTGGCCCTATTCCTATCGTTGGTGGTGACAGCCTGGACTCGGACGAAGCGCAGTTCATCATGGACATGCGCTGGCGTGCGAGTAGAACACACTCCTGTGAAGGAAAGTGCTCGGGTTGTGGTGACTGGTGCGGGTTAGAGCTTCCGACGACCTGTCGTAAGCCCCAAATCTAATCCGCGTTAGGATGGCTTCATGTCATCCGCCCTGTGGTTGACACCACAGTCGCTGTACCTTTGGAAAGTACATCGAAGAGCGTAGCTGGACCTTTTACCCGGTCCTATTGTGGTGTTAACCTCGTGATGAGGTCAACACTATGGTCGCTCCTGTCACCGGTCCATTCAGCACTTCGCTGTATGTGAACGGCCCTCCAACGAGCTTGGGATATAAACCGCAATGGCTTTCGGCCACGCGAGTTTCGTTCCGGCAACACAGACCTTATGATGCTGTTTTGCCTTACTCGTTGGTGCAGAAGAGAGTCACTCGCTGGGAAGCGAGTATTGGCTCACACTACGTGGACACTACTCAAGTTCATTATGGCTTCCCGCAGTCTATGATAGACCAAACCTATAACGAATGCTATAGGAAGTTTGTCGGTAAGCTGAAGGAGGAACATGATAGCTCGGGGAAAACAACTACCAGCGGAAACGCTGGCGTTGGGACCACACTCGCAGAGATAAATCAGGCGCGCGATATGATCACGAGGAGACTCGAAGTCCTTGTGCGCTTTACAAAGGCTGTGAGAGGGTACCGCTTCTATGATGCATACAACATTTTGGGTATGCACAAAGCGATCGCGAATCGAGACGCCTGGATGAAATCAACCAGGCTTCGCCGATCCGCTAAGTCGTTTGGGGACAACTGGCTCGAATTTCATTTCGGCTGGGAGCCCCTTTTCGCGGATATCACGCAAGCTATGGAAGTCTTGACAGGCGGGTTACCCGACTTCAAGGTGTTTGCTCGTTGCAAGCGCATCGAGCAGACGACCATCAACCTGCCGAGTGGATCTCCTTTAGTGGAGAACCGTTATTCCGTCGAAAGATGGGAAGACCGGGTCCAAATCGGTAGTAGGGTTGGGGTTTCAAATCCCAACTTGTGGCTTGCAAATCGATTGGGTCTCATAAACCCACTCGCGTTAGCATGGGAACGCGTCCCGTTCAGCTTTGTGCTGGATTGGGTTGCGAATCTGAACGATGTGATCGGAAGTCATTCTGACTTCTTTGGTCTCACTCTGAAAGGTCCGTATTTCACGGAAGTTCGCGTGTTAACGTACACGTTGCAACGTAACCGGCCAAGCATAGGATTCTTTGAGAACTATGCCACCGAATTTGTTGCGATGGGACGCACTGTTGGGATTCCAGGACCCACGTTGCGAATGAGGCCAGCAAAGGCCTTATCGTGGCAAAGAGGCTTAACAGCCGCTAGCCTTCTGCTACAGCGCTTGAAAGCGCCGTAGTAACCCTGCCGGTTTCCGGCTGATAACTTTAGGAGCATTAACATGCCCGCTATCGCAAATTTGACAGTCAAGAAGAACGACACCACCACCGATGTGACATTTTCGGCGATAACTCCCAGTTCGGGTGACAAAAACCCGGCCGTGTGGCGAAACGAATCGATCGGTACGGCTTTGTCCCACCGCCCTACGCTCACCTTGTCGTCCCGTAATAACGGTGGCGGCACGGCGCGAAGGATGGAAGGGATGTTGACGTACCCTACGACCGTCACTGGGAGTGATGGAAAGGTTACCGTTTCGGACAAGTGCATCGTGACTGTTGGCGGCGTCATTCCCTTGGGAATGCCGACCGCCGACATTAACGAGGCCGTGTCCCAGGCCATGAACTTGTTCAAGACCACACTGGTCTTGGATTCGTTCAAAAACGGTTCGGCTCCTACGTAACTGTCAAGGAGCCTCCATCATGGTGTATACCCCTTTACCACGTGAAGTGGAAGGAGTGGTCCTAGCATTATGCGAAGACCTCGCCACACCCGTCTCTCTCGGAGTATATCTCCGGGTGAAAAACGGTTGTTGGGATAGCCTTGCTTCTATGCAAGTGCGTCCGGAGCATTACCTCGATGCACATAGTTACTGGGCTGACGCCCAGGCTGTGTCCATTCTTCGGAAGTGTCAAGATTTGCCGACTACTGGCGACCGCAAGGCCGCCGCGTTGGAGAACTTTTGGATTTCTGAGAAGGATTGCTTCCGCACCAATGAGCGACTACGATCTTATCTATATGGGTCGGCTTACGCTGACTCAGATGAGAGTATCTACAGGTTTATCCTGCGGGTTCGAAAAATCGTGGAAACTCTACTCGGGCCCTGTCCATTCAATGTGGACGGGAGGTTCGGGCCTGGTGCGACTTTTGGCGATAGGGGACAGTTTACTACCGTTCCCGATAAGATGACATCTGCACCCACATTGACCACCGACGCGACTAGTTACATGCTTCTGCAATGGACTAGCACAGCGTGGGCGAGAGCCTGCGTAGATCGGTCTGTAGATCCGGAGTTTGTCAGAGGGAATCGTTTCACAACGGTTCCCAAAGACTGTGTGAAGGACCGCGGCATTTGCGTGGAACCCTCCATCAACCTCTTTTATCAACTCTCGTTCGGACGAGTGATGAAAGCACGGTTGCTCCGTGCAGGTATTGACCTGCGTAACGCGCAAACTATTCACAAGCAGGTTGCTCGTGAGGCCTCTATCCGGGGCCATTTTGCGACGATAGATCTAACCAACGCTAGCGATACCGTATGTAAGACTTTGGTCGAGCTCTTACTCCCATCCAGGTGGTTCGAAGCCTTATCAGCTTTGAGATCACCATACACCTTCGTTGAAAAGCGATGGGTCCTGCTAGAGAAATTTAGCAGTATGGGAAACGGTTACACATTCGAGCTTGAGACTCTCCTATTCCTCGCCATGAGTATGGCGGTTATGGAAGCCTCAGACGTTAACCCGATGCCGGGCTCTAACGTGTATGTCAATGGGGATGATATCCTTATCCCTACGGCGTGCGCAGAACGTGTCCTTGCTGTCCTGCGATACTTTGGATTTACGCCAAATACGAAGAAAACCTTTGTTGACGGCCCTTTCAGAGAAAGTTGCGGTGGGGACTACTTTAACGGCGTGGACGTTCGTCCACACTTTTTGGAGGATTACCCAAGTGAACCGCAGCATTTTATCGCATTGGCTAACGGGCTTCGGCGCGTGGCTGCTTCAAGCAGTCGCGATAACCGGAGGCATCGTTCTATTATCCGTGCTTGGTTTCGCATTTTGGATGCTTTACCAAGTGATGTACGACGGTTACGAGGTCCACAAGACCTTGGCGACCTCGTCATCTGCGACGGAGAAGAACGATGGCAAATCCGTTGGCGCGGCAGTATCAGGTATATTGCGTGCTATCGTCCCGCTCGCTTTAGGCGAGTAGGATGGGATCATTGGCAATCACCTGTCGTGCTAGCAGCAGCTTTGTATGGCGTGGATAGCGGGCTTTCTAATAGCCATCGCAAGATGGTTCCCGCTCACTCTTTCCCTGACTTCGTTGGTCCTAAAAGACCTGAAGCGAAAGGGGAAAACGCCTCCCGAAAACAATCAACTTATGGCGTAACGCCAAGAGATGCTGTTCTAGGATACAAAGTTGGCTGGGTCCCGTACTCATAGAGTACGGGTGGTGGACCCCTGATTAGGGTCTATCACAATTTCTGTGTCTCAATGTGAT